GCCGGTCTGCTCCTCATCAGTTTCACCGGCGGGCGTGATCTGTACCAGACGGGCAATGACCTCCTGTGTGACAGCCTCAGCCATCTCATCCCCAGAGGGGACATGCTCCGCCATGTACTGCACAACGGCCTCCTGGGTGCGGGGCACACGGTCCACCGCATACTTGAACGCCTGGGGGTTAAAGCTCTTAGCGTCAAACTTAGGCATAATTCAAAACTTCCTTTCTGAAATTAGTTTTTACGGCTTTTGCCGTTCTTGGCTTTGCCCTCCGTTGCGGGCTGCTCCTCAGCAGCGGGCTCCTGGGGCTGTTCGGGAGTGGTGCTGGCGGCAGCGGCTCCATCCTCACCAGAGGCGGGCTCACCATCGGCAGCGGGCTCTCCGCCGGTCTGCTCCTCATCAGTTTCACCGGCGGGCGTGATCTGTACCAGACGGGCAATGACCTCCTGTGTGACAGCCTCAGCCATCTCATCCACAGAGGGGACATGCTCCGCCATGTACTGCACAACGGCCTCCTGGGTGCGGGGCAGCTCCTTGACGGGGGTGCCGGTCAGCTTAGAGGCCAGATTTCGCAAAGCCTCCTCAAAGGACACCGTGCGAGGAGTGGTCACATTTCTCATGCAATTTCACCTCTCAATCAAGTTTTGCATCGGGATTGGCGGCCAGATACTCAGTCAGCTCAGAGTAGGACATCTCAGAGGGTTTCTTGTCCGCTCCGGGCTTGCCGCCCTTGTCCCCGCCCTCACCGGGTTTCCAGCCGTCATATTTGGCCGCCGCACCAAACATAAAGTCAGTAGCAGCGTCCTTTTTCAGAGCCTCCACCTTGGCCGCAAGGGTGGTGGTTTCACCGCCAACCTTAGAGGTGACCTTGCCATCCACAATGCTGGCATCCTTGAGGAAATCGGCCAACACAGCCTTGACAGCGGTGTTGTTTTTGGACCCGGCAGCGGTGAGCTCTGCGTCCACTGCGGCCATCAACTTGACCGTGGCCAGCTCCTTGTCATGGGCGGCCTTGTCCGCCTTGTTCTGGGCGGTCAAATCCTCAATCTGCTTTTTCAGATCAGCGTTGTCACCGGCGGACTTTTTCAGCTCCTCAAGCTGCGTGTCACGGGTTTTGACATCCGCACGCAACTGGGTTGCCTCAGTTTCCAGCTCTGTGACCTTGGCGGCCTTGGCGTTGAAGTCTGCACGGGCCACAAAGCCCTTGCCAATCTCCTGTGCCACCGCCGTGTCAATTTCGGGAGTGTAGGCTGCTCCCAAGATGTTTTTCAGCCATTCAAGTGCCATTTCGTTTTACCTCCTTGTATTCTGCTGTCCTTGTTAATCCGGCCAGTCCCGGTATTGCAGTGCCCATCTTGTAGTCCGCCGGGCAAGCGGTATTTTTGGGTATGAAAAAGGCACCGTGCATTTTCAGCACGATGCCTTTAACATCATATTGGGGCGGCTACATGAAAACCTTTTTGTAGCACGCCGTGAGATCAGCAATGACCTCATTGGCCTCATAGTCGGCCAGGACATCATCAAGCACCCCGTTGGTGTAGTCCTCATAGTACAGGTCAAGCTCATCCTTGAGCTCATCCGTCAGCAGATCACGATCAACGCACCACTTGATGAGAGGCAAGATGACATTGAGCCTTTCGGCCTCCTGGAGCTGCGCCTCATCAAACTCCGGGAGCCACAGACTTGCCGCAGCCGCCCCGGTTTTGGGCTTATCCAAACGCATACGGCTGAGGAAAATGTCCTCCATATCTTTGTATTTGATTTTGTAGGTCATTTTTTCCGCCTCCTGTATTTCCAGACAGCGCCCTCAACCTTTTTGTTGGAAACAACATTGATTGTCACATCCGGGTGTAGCGCCTGGAATTGCTCCATAACACCCTTGCAACTGTCACACATGCCTCTTTCAGAGAGCATGGTGATGGTCTTAAAGGGTTTTGTTTCGTATAGATCAGCAAAATACTCAAACAGCTTTGCCTCTGTATCATGCCAAGTACCAGATCGCATGACACCATCTTTTCCGGGCACATCAATGTAGGAAAATCTGCGCTTGTCTTTAAGCAAAGCCAGCGTGCTGGTGCCATTGTAGCCCTTGGCATTTTCAGACAGCATACTGTGAGCAAAATACATTTGCTGGGGGTCCCCATCCAAATATGCGCCCGCAATATTGCCGCTGTATTTGTATTTGCTGGTAAACTGGTTTCTCTTTTCAGAAATAACCGCATCATCCAACTGCAAAATATCCGTGCGGGATATGTCACCCGCATCCACCTTGTAGCTGTTCAAGGTCCTATACTGGGCCTTGGCAATGGCCCACTTTTCGGGGTTTTGTTTGAGCTGCTTAAAATCCTCAAAACGCTTAGGAGCCATATCTCCCAAAACTGATTTATAGCGCTCAAACTGTTCCTTGTCTGGGTCATTTGTTTCATTATAGCGCATCTTTCGGGTCTTTTCAACTATGCCTTTTCCATAGGTGGCCTCCTGTTGAGCTTTCCACTCATCATAGGTCATAGAATAGGGCACCTTGTAGCTCTCACCCGTAACCGCATCATAGACAAGGCGCTCACCAATTTTGGCAACATCCTCATCATACGGGGCCGTGCAGCATCGACACCAGGGGTGAAACGGGTTGGCCGTCACTCCCACCTGGTAGTCAGACATTTTGAACACCTTGCCATCCATTGCACCGCAAAGACTGCACACATCCACATCCATGGCACACACAACCGTGTAACGCTCCACGCCCAGTGCGTTGTAGCTGTCTTTTTGCCCTGCGCTTGCAAAGGCTGAGGCCTCCGTCATCACCAGACGGCCCGCTTTCTGCCGGGACACATCAAACTGCTTGGAGATGGCCGTGATGGCATCGTCCGGGGCATCACCCCGTATAATCATCTGGGTCAAGTGCGTATTGACGCTGTTGACCAGGTTTTGCTTATTGGCCCAGCAACGGTCCCGGAAAGTCTGATTGTCAGCCGTCCAAGGGCGGGAAAGCACTTTGCTGATAACATCATCACTGAGAGCACTGATTGGCCACCCAACACCAAGGCCACGCTGGACCTCAAAAGCGGTGTGGTAATAGCTGCCCTCATACATCTGCCGGGCAACCGCATCAATGCTGTCCAGTTGGTTGGAATATAACACCTCAGCCTGTTGCTGGATTTGCAACTTTAATGCCTCCAGACGGGAAATGTGCACCCGTGCGCTGGCATTTTGCAGCTCTTTCATCCAGCGCCCGTCAAGGGCGTTTTCCTGGCCATGTTTGATGTATTCCCACACAGACCATTGAAACTCCTGCAACTCATCAGAATTGAGGAGCCGCTTGGCCTCAGCCAGCGTGATCTCATTGTTGACAGCAAAGCGCCGATACCACACGGTGATCTGCTTTTCAATCTCAGCTTGTGCACGGGCAAATTGGGCATCCAGGTTTTGCACATAGGAGTAGGACTGGTCAAGCAGCGCCTCCTCCATGTTTTTCATACGCTGGGCCCAATACTGTGCATTATTCTGTCTTGCCATCGGTGCCACCGTCCTTTACAGGCGGCTCCTGGCCAGCAGCGCCGGGCTTGGTCCTGTTGGCCTCAAAGGCGGCACGGTACGGGTCAGCGGCGGCCTCCTCTTTCTCCGCCTTGATACGCTTGAGCTCCTGCTCCGGGTCACTCACCCAGGGGTGCATTTTGACAATAGTTTCATCAGAGAGGATGCCCACAGAGTTTTTGCAGTTGTTGATGGCCTCCGTTTCATTGATGAGCACATCACGGTCAAAGATCACCGTGACCTCAGCACCCTCAAAGGAGCCGCCGCCGGTGTTGGCCAGATGCTTGTTGACAAACCAAAGCAGCTCCTCCATGGAGGCTTGAAACTCTGTTTCAATACCGTTGGCATCCAGGTCAATGTCAGAGTACATGCTCTGTATATTCATCTGGTTGGGGTTGCCGCTCATGCGGTCATCTTTGGCATCATAGCCTCTGGCGTTCTCAATGATGGCATCCTTGAGCAGAGAGAGCAGCACCTTGTAGTTTTCGGCGTTGACCTCAATTTGCAGGGTTTCCACGCCACCCTCAGAGCCCTCATAGGAGCGCACCTTGATGGAGCCATACTCCATGATGTTCCGGCGGAAAGTGCCAAGGTCCTCTCCGTCATAGTTCTTGATGACCAGGATGGTGCTGTGGATGTCCTCCTCCATCTGATTGGCGAAGTTGGAAAGCACATCATTATAGGCATCCTGCAAGCATTTCACTCTGGAGAGCAACGGGATTTCATGGTGGGAGCTCTTAAAGCACACCAGAGGGATGCGCTCCCAGTTGTATGTGGTGACCTGCTGGGTGGCAGGGTCCACTTTTGTGATGTAATCCCCAGAGGCGGCCTGGGGGTCCGGCTCCAGCGTGCCGTCATCCTTGCGGATGAAACAGTCAACGCCGCCGCCGTGCATGACCTCAACCTTGACCACATCCTTGGCCTGTTCATGCTCATCATACTCCAGCACCATGTAGACATGCACAGCAGCATCCAGGATGGTGTGGTCAGCATCAGCCCAGAAAGCAAGCACCTCATCAGCGGGGAAACGCTTGAAAGACAGCACGCCGCTCTCATAGTAGGGATAGACCCAGCTTTTGCCGCCAATCCATGCACCCTCACCAACATTCCGCATCAAACGGCGAAAACGGGGGCCAAGAACGGTCCCCAGAGTTTCAGCATATTTGGTGTTTTCAGTGTCAAAGGAAAACGGACGGCCAAAGGAGTAGTTGGTTTTCTGGTCCACCATCTTGGAATACAGATTGTTGACCAGTCGATTGTTGGGCAGATGCTTGAGCTCCTTGGGCTTGCCGTCATCGTCCAACGCCATGCGCTTGCGCCCCAGAACAGCGTGGCCGCCGTCATAGTACATCTCACCGGCAATCTGCTTTGCACGCTCTGGGCTTTTCAACCATGCGGTGATCTCCAGCTCCAGAAAGCGCTTGTCAGTCATGCCCTGTGTGAAATTGGTGGCGGTACGCTGGGCGCAGTCATTTCTCAAATTCAGCACAACCATGCTTTTCTCACCTCACAGACATTTTGCCGCTGTCCAGGCGGCGTATAGTTTGGGACCTTGTATGGCCACCCAGTCCACCATCTCCTCATTGGTGGCCCAGGAGCCGTCAAGGTTGAGGGAGTTGATGCTCAAGCCGCTCTCATAGAGAAAAGCGTGCGTGATCTCATGGCGCATACACTTGCGCTTGTAGGCCTCCAGATCAGCCATGGTCATGGGCTCCTTGCGTTCTGCTGCTGTGTAGTCTTTCACCACAATGGTCTTGGTGGAAAAATCACAGTAGCCGTCACAGTGCGCCAGGTTGGTGTCTTTGGCCTTTTTGCGATATTCAAGGGTGTAGGGTACACCCAACACGGAAATCCTCATCAGCGCCACCTCACTTGAAACTGAACAGGGCCGGGGCAAAGACTTTGTGCACGAAGTAGCGCACATCATCCATGCTGTGGTCATTTTCTTTGATGGGGCGGTCCATGGTGGCCTTTTCATCCCATCGGTACATGCCAAACTCCCGGATGCAGTCAGTGCAGTTGGAGCAGATGAAAATATCACCGCTCTGGAGCCGTGTGGCTACATTGCGGATGCCGTCAATGACAGCGTTGGAGGCTTTCTCCACCCTATACCGTCCGTGGCGGCGGATGACCTCAATAAAAGATGCCGCTGAGGGGTCAACGATGACCGCAGTGATGTGCAGATCACCGGCCAGCTTTTCCAGCTCAGTGTAGTGCTCCTCATCGGTGCGCTGCCGCCCCTCTTTGCGGCTGTCAAAGTAATACTCCCGCATCCTGTACCACCGGCCATTGGCCCGGCCCCACAGCCCAATGCTGGTGGGGTTGATGGTGCCATAGTCACAGGAGATGTAATAGCGATCATAGGGCCGGGGCTCTTGCGGCACCACATGATAGTCTTTGTTGAACATGGTGTAAATCAGCCCCTCCGCTACCACCCACAGGCCACGGATAAAGCGGTCATAAAACACGCCGGAGTAAAGGCTCTCATACCTTGCCTTGACGGCTTGGGAGAGGCTGAGGTTGTCATCCATGGTGAAATGGAGGTGCAGCATGTTACGCTTTTTTGCCTCCAAAATCCATGTGATGTAAAACCAGTGGCTTGGGCCCTCCGGGTTGCAGTTAAACCACAACTTGGAGCCCTCCACAGAGCAACGGGCACAGGCCTGCTCCACAAAGGAGCGGGGCATCAAGGCCACCTCATCCAGCAGGATGCCCGCCAGAGTGATGCCCTGGATAAGTGAGGCGCTGCTCTCATCTTTGCCGCCGAAAAGGTAAAAGTTGTTGATTTTCCCGGCGGCCTTGACTGTGATCTTGTTCTCAGAGCGGTGCTCCTTAAACGAAAACACCCCACCCAGCCAGGTGGGGAGGTTAGAGGTCACATTGCGGCGCAAGCTCTCAATGGTCTTGCCGCAGATTGCGAAGTTTTGACCCTCAAAGTTGGCCATGGCCCACATGATAAAGCCCACGGTCATGGCCACAGTCTTGCCGGAACGGATGGAGCCGTCACAGATGATGCCGTCATAGCCCCTAAAGCCCGGCCTATTCCACCAGGTCATTGCCAGATTTTGCCGGGGGCTCAATCTCTGGTATCTCACTTGTGTCCAGCTCCTCTCTGGTGCTCTGGTCGATGACCTCAAAGATGTTGTTTTCCTCTGGGTCAGCAGTTGCACCGTGATTTTCAAACATGCCAAGGTGCTTGCCAAGCATCTCCAAGGCTCTGAGCTTGTCATACTGCTTGACCTCAGTGCCATATTGGCCCTCTTTGATGCAAGCAATGGCCTTTTTCTGCTCTGTGCTCAATTCGCTTGTGGGTACAATTCGCACAAGTCCGTTGCGGTTGACTGTGGCATAATCAGCACCGTTGGCAAAGGCGATGGCGGCCAGCTCTGCAAGCACCATGTCCTGTGTGATCTCCACCCGTTTTTGGCGCTTTTTGATGGCCTCCTGGATAGCAGCAGAAACACAAGTTTTCCCAAGTAATTCTGGGCCAATGCGGTCCGCCGTTTTTTCACTATATCCGGCACGCTTGGCGGCTGCTGTGGCATTGAGGTCCACAAGGTACTCCTGCACAAAACGCTTTTGCTTTTCAGTTAATTTGGCCACACTCACCACCCCATAACATAGTAAAAGCCGCCCCCAAAGGGCAGCTTTGCAGAAATCTTGATAAAAAACAGCGGCAAGGGTCTGGTTTTTGATCTCTCCATCACCTTGCCGCCGTCAACCAAGGAGGTGTTGCTCATCTTGAGGCATACACCCGCAATATCAATTTTACCATGTATGTTGCAACCGTTGCAACATTTGTAACAGCTTATTGCTGTTTCAAATATCTGTAACACAGCATCCGCACATTGCCCTCATTATTGCCGCCGCCAATATGTGCAGCCACTTGGTCCCAGGTCAAGCCATTCACAAAACGGTATGTGAATATCTGCCGGAGGAGGCTGTCATCAATGTCCATTATGTAACGCTCCAAACGGTTGCGCTCATAGGTGCATTGCTGGATTTTGGCCTCAATGATGCCTTTGAGGTCTGCGATCTCAGCGGCATAGCGTCCCACTTTGTCAGATACTCCGGGACTGCGGGGCATGCCGGTGAGGTTGGGAGAGATGGAAACGGCCTCAGCCTCAAGCTCATGGAGCCGCCTTTTGTCCATTTCAATCTCCCGGTTGAGATAGTATAGCTGGGACAATTCTTTTAGGGTCACTGGCCATCCTCCTCTCCACGCCAAACGGGCTTGCAGTTACCGGCTCCAAAGGCACACTTGACAGTGCACACCTTGCAGGGGTCACCTCCTGCCATCACAAAGTGCAGATCAGCAATGGCCTGTTGGAGCTTGGCATTGTTCTCCTGGGCCACAGCTTTGGCACAGTCCACCTCCTGCTTGGCCTTGTCTGCGTAGGCATAAACCTCTGCAATCTTGGCCTCATACGCCTCAGCGTCCACGGACTGCTCACGCAGCCGGTCCATGATCTGCTTGTCAGCCTCATGCTGGATGGTCAGCCGGGCATTTTCCCGGATAAGTTCGTCAATGTAGATCTGGTCACCGTTCAACATGACCGTGGGTGTGTTGCTCATGCAATCTCCTCCTTGATTTTCTTAATTCTTGCTTTCAAAGCCCGCATGACAGCCTCATGGGTGTCCGCACGGTCCCGGATGGTTGCCATGACATCCTCATCCTGGCAGCCCTGCACAATGAGATAGTGGATGAAAACCTTGTCATAGGGTGAGCCCTGCCTCCACAGACGGCAGTTGCCCTGGTCATTCAGCTCAAAGGACCAGTTGAGGCCATACCACACAACATGGTGGCCACCGGCTTGGAGGTTGAGGCCATAGGCGCAGCTTGCAGGATGGACAAGCAGCACATCAACCTCTCCGGCGTTCCAAGCATCGGCATCCTGTGCGTTCTTATACACCCGCACACGCAGCTTGTCCTTGCGGCCTTTGTTGTACTTCTCCAGCCGCTCAATGATGCGGTCACGGTCATGCTGGTAGCCGTAAAAGGTCAAGGCTGGCTCACCATCCAGACGCTCCAGCAGCTCCATGTAGGCATCCAGCTTGCAGTCATGGACGGGGACCACCTGGCCCTCCGTGCCGTAGACAGCCCCGTTGCAATACTGCAACAGCTTGCCCACCAGGACACCGGCGGTGCTGGCGGTCACCACATCCTCATCCAGCTCCAGCAGCAGGTCACGCTCAAACTGCTTGTAGTCCCGCAGGGCCTTGGGGTCAAGGGCCACAGGTATCTCATGCTGGATGTTTTCCGGCAGTTGGAGGTAGTCCTCAGCTTTCATGGATATGCAGATGTCAGCGATGGCCGCCAGCACGGCGCTCTCTGCACCGTCTTTGGCCTTATAGCTGAAAATCTGGGTGCGGCTGCGTTGATCTGGGTCAAAGTATCGCTCACGGTAGGCCCCCAGAGTTTGCCCCAGACGCTCTCCGCCGTCCAGGAGGTACACCTGCGCCCACAGGTCAATCAAGCCCTTGGAGGACGGTGTGCCGGTCAGCAGGACCATCTTTTTGATAAAGCGTCGCACCCGTTTCATAGCCTTAAAGCGTTTGCTGTTGCCGTTCTTGAAACTGGTGCTTTCATCAAGCACCACCATGTCAAAGGGCCATGCTTGCTTGTAGTAGTCCACCAACCACTCCACATTTTCCCGGTTGATGACATACACATCCGCCGGTGTATTGAGTGCCCGGATGCGCTTTGTGGCGCTGCCCAGCACAGTGGAGATGCGGAGGTGTTGCAGGTGGTCCCACTTGGCTGCCTCCTTGGCCCAGGTGGCCTCTGCCACCGTTTTGGGTGCCACCACCAGGACCTTGGCCACCTGCCAGCGGAAGTATTTGAGAATATTGACCGCCGTGAGAGTGATGACCGTTTTGCCCAGGCCAGGACGGAGAAACAGACCAATGGCAGGGTCCTCAACTACACGCTGGATGCAATACGCTTGGTAATTATGCGGGGTGTACTGCATTAGCAAATACCTCCCTCAAAAACTCTTTCACGGCATCCATCCCATAAAGTACACGGACATCCGCCCCTCTTTTCTCCATCTCGCTCCTTTGCCATTTCTGCACCTTGGCCAACCTCCCAATCTCT